GATCTGCTCGAGATTGCGCAGTTGCCCGGCCTCATTGAAGAAGGCGTTGCCACCCTGTTCTGTCAACAGCCCCAGTTGCTTGAACAGCGAAATCTGTTTCTTGCTATCTGGGATAAGCCCATTCAGGAACGCCTTGAACGACGTACCTGCGTCTGAGCCCGTGGCGAACCTGTTGGACAGCAAGCCAAGCGCAACAGCCGTATCGTTGAAACTAAGTCCTACCCCTGCTGCCACACCACCGACCGCGGCAAGCCCGAATCTCAGGAACGAGACGTCAGACGCCGACGCATTGGCAACCGACGACAGCCGGTCAACCACGGCGGTGAGATCGCCCGCTTGCAGACCGAACGTGTTCATAGCCTGGGCAGCGATTGTCGCCGCTTCGGCGGTGGTTACCCCCGTGGCCGAGGCCAGGTTCAAGGCCGCTGCGCCTGCACCCTCGAGTACGGCAGTCACAGGTACACCCGCCTTGATCAACTCTTCGATCGCTGCGGCTGCCTGACGACTGGTAAAGACCGTGTCACGCCCCAGCTTCAAGGCCAGGTCATCAAGCGCGCCGCCGAATGCACCAATCTCATCTGTGGTCAGGACCGATTTGATTCCCGACATCTGGTGCTCGAAGTCAGCCGCGGCCACAACTGACGCCGTGAGAGCCGCACCAATGCCAGCAGCGGCCCCGGTGAGCAATAATGCCGCTGGTGCTGCCGCCCTGAATTGGGCCGTCGTAGCACTCACCTGATTGTTGAGCGATGTAAGCCCTGAGACTGCCGCCCCTACATCTGCACTAACCGAGATGAAAAGCTCAGCGATAGGAACCGGAATTAGAGTGTTCCCCCGCTCAACCGTTTCTCAACAAGCGCAACCGACAATCGCCCGCGTGAAAACAGCCCTCGTCTGTATGGCCTCGGCCTTCGTACTTGGCGCTTGCAGCAACGTCCCGTCAACGCCACGCCCTACTTCACCCGCACAGCCACCCACCAACGTGCCCGCACCGGCGACCGCGAAACCCACACCAGCACCCAACTACCGTGAGTTGCGAACGCGCCTCGTTGGCCCGTTGTCGAGCATGATCGTCTCGCTGCGACAAGGCGACACGCGAAATGCCGCCGCGTTCCTGGCCGAGTTCAATCAGAACGGTGACGCTGTGTTGACCGCGATCAAAGACGATACGTCCGTGCCCGCCAGTCTCCTTCAATCGGCGATCATCAGTGTTCGCACCAACGCGAGCGACATCCCAACCCTTGAGGAAGTCCGGCGCCGGCTGCTCACTGATATCACCTGAGCGTACGGGACAACTGGCGAGCGTGCGCCCTGTCCTCAGCACGCTGCCGCGCCTGTTCCTGCTCGCGATGCTCGCGCTGGTAGAAGGCAATCCAGTGCGCAAACTCACTCGCCGACAACCTTGTCTTCAGTTCCGCCCTCGTCATCTTCAGTTCGCGCGCCAGGAAGAACTCGAATCGCAATATCGGGTCGTGTCCCATTGCTTTTGTCGGCCTCACTGACGGCCAGTTGCGACAGACCCGACGCTGCAAGAATCTCGCGCTGAAGCAAGGCAATCGCAACCGCGGACCGCTCACGAAGCCGTTCGTAATCCTCGAGCGTCAGTTGCGGCTCAATCATGCTCTCGACGAAGAGCAGCGCCACCAGCATGTCATTATCAACAACAGGTTGCTTGGTGTAGCGATCTGTCGAGGTCGCTCTCGCCTGCATCTCGTCGGCTTGTTTCTTGGTCAGCGTGCGGATACGAACGGCACCACCCCATTGTGGAATCTCGACCGTTCGCTCCTCAATGTCTTTAGCTCCCCAGATATCCTCAGCGGTAAGGATTCTGGGCGTGTTGGATGCCTTGCTTGCCATGCGGCCCTCCTCGGGCGGGATGTTGAATTTGCGCCGTTACGCGTTGGTAATGGTGCCTGCGACCGCGAGCTCAGATCGCCACGTCGCGGTATCGTCGCCTGGTGTATCCACCCGGTAGGACGCGACGTACGCACTCCCCGAGAAGGATCGCGTGCCACCTCCTGAGCCTGATGGGCGATGCGCAAACGTGCTTGTGGCCGGTGTCGTGGCGAGCATCAACGGCGCGATGATGGCATCAAGCGCCGGGTCGTAGCCGCCCTCGAGGCTGATGGTGCCCGAGTATGAGCCAACAAGTTTCGTCCCAGCGTTGCCGCCAATCGGCTTGATGTCCTTGATGTCACGCTCGATGTTGATACTCACCGACGTAACGTACTGGCTGATGTCAGTACCGCCGAGCGTGAAGGTGGCGATATTACCTGAGTTGAACGGCATCCGATTGCCCGATCCTTTCTTCAGATCGAGCGAGCGGCGCGGCCGGTGGCTCGGTGGGAATACCTATGGTGCGAATACTGCTATGCGGTAATCGCCAGCGAACCTCAATCGCCCGTACGACGATATTCAACCCGCGTAAGACAGTCAGCCAGAACACATCGTCAGCGCGGTCGTCATCGATCGCATGCGTGACAATGGATAATCCTCGTCGAACTTGAATCCAGAATTCCCGCTCATCCCTCATGCGAAGCTAAGCGGCTGATACTTGATGCGGTAAAACCCACCCAGATACACGGTCGGGACACCGTTCTCCATATCCTTGCGCTGGTGTGGCTGCTCGCGCAGACAGGACGCGACTCGAATATCCTCCACAATGGTGCCCTGGTCAGGGAGAGACGTAACGAGCAGGTCGTCCATGCGATCCGCAATTGTTCGCAGGCTATTGAAGGACGAGCCTGTACCTACGGCGCGAATCAAGTAGATGGCGTTGGTCAGTCGCGTGCGTAGCGTGACTACCTTGTCGGCCCCGCCCAGGAACGCAAACAATACGAGCGGCGTCGTCGACCCTTGCGGAGCCATATCACCGTACACACGTCCGCTAACCGCGGCTGACAGAATGCTATCGCCAGCCAGCACAGTAGTCAGCCATTGATCGACCCGCAGAATATCCGCGCTCATAACTCACAGGTCGGCAATGTGTGACATCCGATCGGTGAACGCGTCAGCACTCACTTCAATCGCCGGCAGCATGAACGATTGGGGCGGCATAAACCGAGTTCCCAACTCCTGGAAAAGGCTGTAATTGACCGCCGATCCGACAACAGCCCGAAACGTCGGATTCGTAGCAGCAAACGAGATCACGAAATCAGAAGTGACCTCGGGCACAATGATCGCGTCGGGGTTACGAGCTTGCGCCGAACCAGACCGCTGCGGATAGTCACTGCCATCTGGTGATGAAACGTAGATCGACTCGCGGAGCGCGCCCGTATCAACAGGCGCCAGGACATTGGCGCGATCCTGAATCTCGTTAGCCGTATCGAGCACGGCCGTGTGGGTCCGCGGCACGAGCACCCCAAGCAGTAATGGAATACGGTTCGATCTGAGCGTGACCGTCATTCCACTCGACGGCATGGTGTCAGGACGTCCCGAGCAGAATCACGCGAGCCACAATGCTGGTGCCACTCGACCAGTTCACCTGCACGGTTGTCGTGGCACTGTTGTAAAGCGCCGTATCGAACGGACCGACTGCCTGCGTCGCGCTGGCCGCAACAGTAACGGTCTGGTCGGCGATCGCGTAGGCCGTAGTGCCAACGTTGTAAGTGCCATTCGTGACGAACGTCGCCGTGATAGCCGACGCCGAGTTGTTGAAAATCTCGATGAACGAGCGACCGGTATTCGTCCACTCGTTGCCGTTGCCAGCGTCGACCGGCACGCCGGACGCGAGGACAACGCCAGACGCGGCAGTCGTAATTGGGGTAAACGGGGAACGGGCCATGACGTGTTCTGACTCCTTCTGCTAGTTCTTGGGAGGAGCCAGAGAACTGGCGCGTGCCAAGCTGGGTGGCGGGGGACTTGCGACTAGGTAATTTCCTGGCAGATCACGCGGGTTGCGAGCTCAAGACTGCCGGTTGCTGACGAAACCACCTCGAACGATCGAGTGCTCACCGTAATGCGATCAGTTGTCCGAATGTCTGTACCGAGTGCAAAGACGAACGTCCAGAACACAATGGCCTGCACGGTCACGGCATTCTCGCGCTCGATCGGCGTGATCTGCGTTCGCGAGAACGAGCACATATGGGTGGCGACGGCCGTGTAGGTGT